ACGAACTTTTGCTTAGAAGTTCAACTATTCTTTGAGCCTACTTACTATTTCTATATCTCTTTTATCTATCTTGTATCTCTTATCTCCTACAACAATATCCCAAGTACGTCCAGCCTTATTTACTACTTTCTCAATTTTCATGTCTTTGTAATAGTGACCGGGTTGTCGAGCTAATTTTTGATAACTGTCTCCTGAGTATGTTTTAGAAGGGGCAGCTGGTGGCTGTTCTATAGCTAGGTCTTCTTGGTGTAGTTCTTGAATACTTTCTCCTTCTAATATAGGAAGACTTTCAGGTACTTCCTCCTCTTCTTTAATCTTTAATTTAATCTGGGTAAATGCAAAATTAGCTGCTACTACTAGTGAAATTGCTAGGGGATCAAATACAAAAATTATAATTAAAAGCAAAGCATTTATAATCTTATCCATCGGTACTCCTGTTAATCCTGATAGATACTTTAATGGGCCTAGCTCCCCGGCTGTCTCATTACCGGTATTAGTACTTACTATATCAGTTTCATATGTAAAAAGTTGATCGTTAAACTTATCTACCTTAGCGTTAATTGCAGCTTGTCTCCCTATAGCCTGGTCTAACTGTTTTTCTAAAGCTGTTCTAGTAGCAGAAGATGTAGTAGTAATAAGGTTCCCGTCTTTATCCTTATATCGTATAACATTGTTAGCTAGTCCTGCTCTTAAATCACTCACCGCTCTGTTGATAGACTCTTTTTCAGAGGCATATACTGCTAGCTGCTCCTTTATGTTATCCCTCTTTGTCTCTATAAGGGCAATTTTAGCGTCAATATTGCTGGCTTTGTTAGCTGTTTCTTGATAAGCGGCTGATAAGAAGCCGTAGATGCCCATAGAAGTTATAATAATAAGCACTACAGTAGCAACTGCAAGGTATGTTCGCAGCCCTTTATTTAATTTATCCCAATACTGGTATAATAGAGAAGCTGTTACTAGTTTAGCTACTTCAAGAGAGCCGGCCATGATTGCTACTTCTAGAGCGGCGCCAGCAAATAACTTAGTTAATCCACTAACAGAATAAAATGCAGCGGATGCAGAGACTGATAGTGCTGATAGTCCTATAAGTATTGGGAAGAGGTATGGCTTTAACTTCTGCATATATTATAAATAGAAAAAGCCCGTAAGGGCCTTATCTTTTATTCTTTTCTTTCTCCTTTGTGAGGATCTATTCGATCTAAGATCTTATTTAGATCCCCTATCTGAATGTAGCCTGACATCGAAGCATTCTTAAGAGCACTTATAAGCTGTAGAAGTATGAAAGGTACGATAATGGTTTCAGATAACCAACTGGTACCTGCAAATCCTTTCTCTACCATCAGTATGACAGTCAGCAGCACCACCCAAGTTATTGCTCTCTGCAGCACCTTCACAGCCTTAAAGGTCTTGAAGCCCTCTCTCTTGATCCCGGCTATAATTCCGAAGAACCCATCCACAAACACTACAGCAATCAGAGCAAGATACTGCTCAAAATTACCCATTGTCAGCTCTAGAAAATAAGAGCAGCCGAATGAAAGAGAAGTGGTGATGGAAAGAAAGATGGCAGTTTGTTTCATTACTTTACGTACTCGAAGTACTTTTTGGTCTTGGCATTTCTGTCTTCAAGTCCGTGAGTACCTCCGTTGATGCGCTTGGTGAGCTCTAGGATAGCTGCATCGTTGATGCCCTTATCACAGATAGTCCATAGCTTATTTCTTTCAAAGAAAAACATAGCTGATTCGAAAGCATACTTAGTTGCAACCGTATCAGGGTTAGTCAAGACCTCGTCATTGCCTAAGTACTTTGCAAATGCTTCGTAGTTGGCTTTACCAGTCAACTGAAGAGCTCCTCTGCCTCTGAACTTGTATCCATCTCCTGATGCTTCAGCTCCGTTGCCCATCCTGTCGGCGTAGACTCGGTTTGCAATCTTTTCAGGCTGGCGGGCGTAAGACTCTTCGAGGTTACCGGGGAAGTACTTGCCGAAGATACCTTGCAGGCCTTGGGCGGAGTAGTTTAGGTTCTCTGAAAATGCTTTGAAGCCTCCTGTTTCGTGGGCTGTTTGAGCGAAGAAGTGAGCTGCTCTCACTGGAGTCAACTTATAAAACTCCATTGCTTTCTTCATTGTTCCGGGACCAAAAGCGCCGTCAGCAGCTATACCCATCTTCTCTTGTAAACTTTTTAAGCTCATAATCTAATTTTTAATCGTTATTCTCTTCTTTCTTTCCTCCGAAAATCTTTCCTGCCTCTGCAATACCAAATGCACCTAGCGTAATCATTACAAATGAATTAAAGATTGTATCGCTGATTACCAGTTGGTTACCTAAAATACCTGTTACTATGTCTGCTCCTGCGAAGATAGCCATCACCGAGAATGATAAAAAGCCAACGATTGTCTTCTCGTTGAAGTCATTTTTATCTTTAAAAATGTCCCAAAATGCCATAAATTTTTATTTAAAAAGTTAAACTTGTAGAACTAATTAAGAAAACAATTTACGGCAACCCTTTGATATAAATAGACCTACTTTAGGGCGTCAACGATAGCTTTCTTAACAGCTACTGAAAATTCTGTTCTTTCGAATGCAAGAGTCTCATCCTGGAGCTGCATTAGCGTAGCAGCAACGTTTGTATTAGCTCTACCTACTCCGTGGTGGACTGTCGAACCTATTGCGATATCTACTTCAACGATTGTTTTCTTCTGCTTAAACTCAAAAGGTCCTACTCTGATACCTTGAGTAGGTGCTTTAATTTCAGTCACCGTAACGTAAACCGGGCTAGCATTTTTATCGCTTTGGTCGCACAAAGGATTACCTCTTTCATTGAGAACGTCCTCGGTGATCTGTCTTAGTCCGAAAGTAAATTTTTGATTGTCGATACCGGCTAGGTTAGCATTCGAAGTTACGCTAGCTACGTAGAAGCACATGGCAAGGATTGGATTTATCATAATAGTAAATTAGTATTGGAGGGTAGCTTGGTTGTAATATCCAGATGATAATAAATAGAAGTTGTTTGTTCCTCCTGAGGTTGGTGTGAAGGTAAATGCACCGGTGGTACCTGGGATGGTGCTTCTGAGATCAGCCGTCCCTGTGTTCAAGCTAGTCCATTGTGAGTTTGTAAAGAGTAGAGTATTTTTTATAAAAGGTGCTCCGTTTATTACATCTGCTATCCAACAAATATCTCCTACTGTGAGCTTGCTGTCATTATTCAAATCGTACTTATGGTAATGGAAAGGCTTTAATGCTGTCTTTCCTAACACCACATCACCGGGTCCATCAAAGTCTGCGGTAGATAAATTAGAAGAGACTGTAGGCACTACTACTTCAATGTACCATTCCACTGAAGGATTGGTTGGGCGGCTGAAAGAGTATTGTCCATTAGCATTTGTGATTGATGTTGCATCCACAGCCCAGGCTGTTGTTGTAACTATGTATTCAAACTCTAGTACGTAAGGTAAACTCTGGTTGTTTGGTAGGTCATTCCATCTACCACTACCAACAAACTGAACGTAGTCTTCATTACCTGCGTTGTTTGGCTCTCCAGGATTCCAAGAAGAATATGAATAAGGTTCTCCTGTTACCCATCTCCATTGTCCTTCCGTTACTTCGTCTGTTAGTCCAATCCAGCCGGATGGCCATAGATTAAAAATAAAGCTATTTTCAGCTGCCGAAGTTACTGTTACTAGGTGTCCACCCATATTCTCACAAGCAGCTTTGGCTGTTAACCAAAATGCTGAACCTGTTGACCTATAGTAGGAGTGGCCGTTGTAATTCTGCTGATTTGTAAATCCTGTAATAGTAGGTGTAACTCTCTTGTAAAGTTTGACTGTTACTCCTGGTATTCCGGCTCCTGCATCAGTTCTGATAGTACCTGAGTGGGTAAATGTTTGCCCTATCAGAGATAGAGGTAGAATCAGTAGGAGTAGTATTTTCAATTTAAAAATCATAATTACAACCTATTGAAAGTATATAGGGAGTTGCCTTACGAAACCCAATAGTTTTATCTGAAGGAGAGTAGGTGTAGCAGCTTCTAAGTTTAGTCCCGAACATAAATTTGTCAGTCAGTTTATATTTTACTGAAGAGCCGTAGTATGCACTAAGGTTGAAATTATCCCAGTACCAAATATCTAATGCGCCTTCAAAGTCATCTAAATTAAAATAGTGTGTTCTTATAGAAGATATTAAAAATAATTCAGGCCCCAATACAAATCTTCTGTATTCAAATTCTTTCATTGCTATGAGCATCCCACTGTATTTTGTATAGGATGCAGCAGGATAAAATTGCTCAAACAAATAAAAATCATCGTGAGTATTGTCTCTGATAAAGAGAGTGTATCCAAGTTTGGTATTATTTCTAAACTCGTAAATCTGATTAAAATAAGGGCTTATTGCTACAGCCGAATGATCGGCAAATGCTGATACCGTCATTCCGTATGAGGTTGTTCTATCTATATTCTTAAGAGTTTTAGACCTACTATGACTGTACCCTACTTTGGTGTACTTGAAGAAAGGAGTATTGGATGCAAATATTCCATTTGTTACATTCTCTTTACCCCATTCATAGGTTAGGTTGTAACTCAATATCCTCATATCACCTAGGTACCCAACCGATACGTTGGAGCTACTCATAACATCGTTGTCAAAATCAATATACTGTATTGAAGTAACATCGGATATAGTCTGAGTATTCTCGGAAGTCTGAGCTAATATGTTTAAAGGTAGTAGAGCTAGTAGTACTAAGTTTTTCATAATAACATTTTTGTTCCTGTTGATATCTGGTAGTTAAGTATTTCTGCATTCCACTGATAGGCACCAGAGAAAGATATACTCCATTTAAATTTATCTGTTAGTTTAAAGTCTATGTTAGCAAGAGGTACCAGCAGCATCCCTGAACTGTACCACTGGCCTTGGTAGTAAAAGATGTAAGGAGAGTAAACCCCCAGCATCATTAAGTTCCCGCTTACCGTCCTACCTCCTTTAAAGTTAGTGAACCCTCCTCCGATCAAAGACCAGTTCTGGAACCAGCTCTTCCCCAGCTGCCCGGCCGTAAAGTTAGTCCCTGCCATCATCGTTACAGGACCTGCCTTTTGAGCTGTTAGAGCAGTGACTGTATTGAACCAATCGGTCTTAAAGTTA